CCCGATTACAAGAGAATGAAGGAGAAGCTTCAATTGGACGCTATAACCAAGATGGATGATTTGGAAGAGGACGCACTCAAGAACGTGCAGAAGAGATTGGATGAGATAAAGGTGGAGGAGGAGCGGCAGGTCGCCTTGGCGGTCAAGCCATCGGACACCTGGTTCCAGACGTTGAATCTGGCCATAGATGAGTATCCCGACCTGCAGCTCACCCCTGAGGAGCAGCGAAGGGTTCACAAGTCGGCCCGCCTGACAAGAACCGGACTCGCCTCACAGGTTCCCATGACATGTCCCACACGAGAGAGATGTCCGTTCGCCAAGGGATGGCAGAACGGTGGAGGACATTGTGAGTATGCCAAGCTCCGCAAGGAGCCCATCGGAAAGCCCTGCATAGTGGAGATGGACCTTATCGCCTACAAGACCAAGGAGTATGCCGACCAGTTCGAGGTGGGCTCTACACCTGAGGAGGCGACCGACAGGTTGCAATGCATGGAGCTTGCCGAGTACGACGTGTATGAACGTAGAGTGACCCTGCTTCTGGGTGGGAAGGAGCGCTCCGATCTGACGGAGGAGAATGTCATAGGTGTGGATGAGGCGGAAAATCCTATATATGCGAGACAGATCGCCTTGCCTTGGCATCTCAAGATTCAGATAAAGAACCGCCGGGACCGCGTCCTGCAGCAGATGGTGGCGACACGCAGGGAGAAGTATAAGAGAGCTGCCGCCATGGGCAAGCTGGAAGAGGGAGACGCCAACCTGGGCTTCGCCGGGGTCATGGGCAAGTTCGAGAGACTCCAGAAGGAAGGGGTCATAGACATCAACGTCTTCGAAGAGAATGAGTAATGATCAAGGACTTCCTATCAAGGGCTAGCTTCTTCGATATCGAGACTACCGGTCTCGATCCCAGAAAATCCAGCACTTCGATTTGGGAAGGGGCCATCTATCATGAGGGCCGCAACACGGTTTGGAAGAGAGCCAAGCCCATCTCCCCCAATACAGGTCGGGTCATTCCGATCTCTCAGATGTCCCCGTGGACTCAAGCCTCTCTCAGTCAAGGAAGCACACCTATCACAGATGAGATCCTGAGCAAGGGTCTCAACCGCAAGCCTTTCATCAGCCGTATGCTCGGAGAGATGAAGGGAAGGGACGTGTGGGTCCAGAACCTGCCGTTCGAATCACGCCATTTGGCCGCCAACATGAGCGACCGCACCTACACAGACTTCATCAAGTCAGCCAGACTTCAGACCTTCTCTGTAAACAAGGACCCCATTACAGGCAAGCTCGCCTCAAGGCGTCTGTTCACCACCTCACCCATCGTAGAGCAGGCCGTGTCAAAGGCATGGGGAGCTGCGCCTGGCGACAGCTCGATGAAAGCATGGGGCGGTGTATGGGGTGCTATCAAGAAGGAGCTCACCCAAGGGGTTCCTGATGATGTGACACGTATCTTCGACATCCAGGACGTATCCAGATCCTTGTTCGCAAAGGCTCAGATGGAAGGCTACATGAGACGTAGCGGTGACATCTTCACGGGCACCTCGGTGGAGACCTACTCCCAGTTGATGGAAGGTATGGCCGAGTCACACAGGGCCCCTGTCGATATCAAGGNACAGTCTCGAATGCTCAAGTCCTATATGGGCATGCTCGAGAAGATGGATTCGGGTACTGGTCTCTCCATCAAGGAGAAGGACTATCTCATGTCCGTCTCTCTGCTCCAGCCCAAGTTGAAGAGACAGAATGCCGCGAAGACCCTCTCTTCCGCCTATGCTCAGATCATGGACTTCAGAAGCAACCAGGGTCCTGGATATCCTGTGGCGATCGGAAGACGGATCAAGGACATCGAAGCAGGACACTACACCGGAAAGACGATCTCAAAGACCATTCCGGAGATGACGTACAAGCATCTGACGGACATGGAAGATGTAGTCGCACAGCTGACAAGGTCTCAGGACAGGAACGTTCGGATCGGCCGGATGCACAGAGCGCAGAAGGTCGACTATCAATCTATGTGGGGCTCGATGAGAGGTGCTCTCAGAGGAAAGGAGAACTGGCAAGGTGCTCTGCATGAGTGGGAGAAGGGTTACAAGGTCAGTGATGAGGTCTATGGCTCATTGAGATCTGGAAAGGGTCTTCCTGGCGCAAGGGCTGGCAATGTCGGAGACAAGGCGTTCTCCTGGGCGAAGAAGAACTGGAAGGCTATTGCAGTGGGAGGAGCGGGAATCCTTGCGTTGCATGCTCTGACCGGCGGGCCCAACAACGATCCTCTATACGGTGTTGATGTAGACGATCCCTATCCGGGAGACACCACGTCTCCTCCGTCTTTCAGTCCAAGCGGAAAGTTCGGCGGAGTCATTCACAGGAAGACTGATTCAAGCATGGCCATGTATGTTCCCGATTCCAAGGATACGATTCAGATCGAGGATGCTGACACCGCCATCCTCCACCTTGCAAAGGGAGGCACGCATGCCATTCGTATGGCTGGTATCGATGCTCCTGAGGTAGGCCACAAAGATGAGTATGCTGAGGGCAGAGTCCTTCAAGAGCAGCCGTATGGACAGGAGGCTACAGAGACTCTGAACCGACTTATGGGAGAGATGGACAGCGTAGGTGTACTGTTTGACGAAGCCGGCCGTACATCCTATGGCCGTACAGTCGGTGTCCTCATGGGAGAGAGAGACGGACAGCAGTTCAATCTGAATGAGATGCTTGTCAAGGCGGGTTCGGCAAAGTTCCTGCCATTCGGAAAGAGACGTGACTCCATCATCGACAGAGGCGCATTCCAAAGAGCGGAGAATGAGGCCTACGCAGCACACAGAGGCATGTGGGACGAAGAGGGGTGGAGAAGGGTAAGACAGGCAGAGGGTGACAAGGACACTGTCACAAACGTTTCGTTCACCAACATGGAAAGAATGAGCAACGACTTCAGGATCGCAGCACTTCTTCGTAGACAAAGAGACATGACCGTATCCTACAACCTCGCCGCTGGTGGCAAGGACGACCACAACGTCATCGAGGGTCTGCCCCATGGTTGGTTCGGCAGCAAGCGTAAGTACAACACCGACTTCGGCTCTGGTTACCAGGGAGAGAGCTTCGGTGTCGGAGACGCCATCTTCATGGCAGGCTCCGCGCTTACAGGATTCGACAGGTTTGGAGGCAAGGGTGGAGCCATCGGTGCTGCGATCGGACTTGGCTGGACAGCTCTTACAAAGGGAACGTCTTCAGTACTGGGAGACAGCACTGCGGGAGACGCCTGGAGGTTCTTGAGTGGTGGTATCACAGCTTCGGCAGCAACCTCCATGTTTGCATCATCCATGATGAAGGGTGGTCTTTTGGAGCCTGTTGGAAAGGAGATGTCTAAGGGCTTCTCGAGCTTGGTTGGAGGAACGACAAAGAAGTTCCTTGGGACCAGCTCTGGAGAGGCTTACCTGAAGAGTAGAGGTATGGCGAGAGAGCCTGCAGAGAAAGAGCTCCTGTCCTTCCTTGAGAGAACAAAGGATGACCCTCGTGGCTTCTTTGCTGTAATTCAAGAGGGTGGTGAGACATTGTCAGAGCTGGGTGGCTTCATGAGGAAGTCCGACTCAATTGGAACTAAGGGAGTCGGTGGCCTCCTCGGGTCACTTACAAATCCCTATGTCCAAGGTTTCCTTGGCTCTCCGAAGCTGGCAGGTGCGATCAAGCATCACGGTACCAGAAAGGGTTTGACTGAGCACTTCGAAAAGGAGATGCCGTGGTTGGGTGTGACCAAGAACGATATTGAATACATAGCAGGAGAGGGTTTCTCCAAGCCAAGGTATATGGAGACTCTTAGGATGAGAGGCTTCAGGGACAAGATCCATGAGCAGGCCTCTGTAGGTACGAGGAATGAGGTATTCACGAAGGTTAGAAAAGAGGTGTCCAAGGGGTATTCTTATGAGTACGGAGGCAAGAAGTATCACTTATTAAAGTCGAACGACGGCTTTGTTTCGGGCATGGGTCTTACCCATCGTGGACGAGCTGTCGCTGACAAAAAGATCGCTCCGTATAAACATGGTAAATGGGTTTCGGAAGGCAAGCCAGGTAAGTCCAAGCATTTCAGCCCGCATGAGATAGATCGGTTCCTAAAGTATGACAAGAACATTCTTGAACATGCACAGACAAGAGCCTCAATAAGAAAGGAAGTGGGAGAGGACACCTGGAAAAAGTGGACAGAGGGTCCTCTGGATGAGTATGGCAGCAATCCATTTACAGGTATGCTTGGACTCGCGGAGGGACTGACCAAGCAAAAGGAGGCTCTTGGTTGGAAATCATTGAATGTAAAGGACCTTGTCGAGAGCTCTTTTACGAAGAGCACGTATGCAGACAGTTATAGGTATATTCCATCCAATCATGCTAGAGGACTTAGGGAAGCAGGGCTGAAAGACGCTATGTATGCGAAGGCTAATAGAATCTCCATGGAGGAAGGAGGGATTGGAGCCATCCGTAGGGAGATGAAGGGTAAGTTCGCAGCCAGCGAAGGTGAGATGAGCACTCACTTCCTTGATGCAAGTGCAGGTCTGAAAGACATCCCAGCAGAAGAATATTTCAAGGCGAATGCTCTTGACCTTTATTACGGAGCGGCTGGTGGTCTTATGTTGGGTGGTGCTGTCGGCGCTCTAAATATGGGTTACGATGCGCTCTTCGGAAGAAGCACCTTCTCTGGGCACGATGACAACTACAACACCATTGAGGGCCTTCCTCACAGAGGAATGGCAGGGGCCAATCGAAGAAGAAGAACAGGATTCGGGTCTGGCTGGAAGGGCATCTTCGGTGGCTACAAGAAGTTCATGGCCGCCGGCAGGGAAGAGGTAAGAGCCGCCGGAAGGTCTTACCTGAAGCGCAGTGAGACAGATGTTTTCCATATGAGCTCTGGAAATGCCGCTAGCAATCTATCGCCAGCATCTGCACGAGTAGACATTTACGGAAGAGGGACGGGTGGAGAGATCACTCTAATGGACGATGTGATCACCAAATTCGCCAAGAAGTTTGATGTGAATCCAGCAGTATTGGAGGATGTATATCTTCACCACGAAATGTCTGAGATATACCATGGCTCACGACGTGCAAAGAAAGTGCTGGGAAAGGTACCCAGCAATCTGTCTGATGCTCAAGCAGAGGCTGCCTCCTTTAAGGAGTTCTATGGGTCATCGGCGGGTCAGTTTGGTAGTCACGAAGCGCCAGGGGTTATCGTCGATGAGCTGATGTATGGCGCTAAGATGGGTCCGGAGCATTATGCCGCTACGAAAAAGATGCGTATGTGGGACATCAATCGGCCAGGTGTCGATAAGACGTATGCGACAAAAACAAGAAAGATAATTGCAGCATTCGAAAAGAACCAGCTACCAAAGTTCTCTGGATTCGATGATGCCTATAACACCATTCGGGGCCTTCCTCATAATGGAAAGGCAGGGGCATCACGTCGACGTAACACACACTTTGGATCTGGATATAAGGGAGATGAAGGGCTTACTGTCGGAGGTATTCTTTCTGGCGCAAACAAGCTCTTTATGGTTGGTGCCTCTGCCATTACAGGGTACGATCGCTTTGGTGTTCGAGGAGCAATTGGTGGGGCAGCCCTTGGTATCGGCCTTGGCTTTGGAATGGAGCTTGGCAAGTTTGACCACGCAGAAGGAAATCTTGGAAAGACTCTTTGGAACGTAGGACTTGAGGGCATAGGAACATCTGCAGGAGCCTCCATGCTTGCATCGTCGATGATGAAAGGGGCATTCTTCAGAGGGAAGCTGGGAAAGTACGGTACAGATGAGCAGCTTGTGGGCATGGCTGAGAGCCTAGGTCTTTCTCCTGAAATAGGAAAGGCAGGTGGCATGTATGGGATGTTGGGGAGATCTTATAGGCAAAAGATTGAAACTGCACTCCCAGGTAAGCTTGGAGAGATTCTGGGAAGAGGAGTGGAGGCTCAAACAGGATCTCCTCACATGTTGGATGCAGTTCTTCAGCATGGTTCCATTCAAGCGATTCCTCCTCAAGAGTTCTTTATTGCGAATGCAAGAGATGTTATGTCTGGTGCTGCTGCGGGCTTTGTGGCATCAAGTCCCATTGCATTCGGTTCGTACCTGTTCTCTGGAAAAGACGATGCTTACAACTCGATCGAAGGTCTTCCTCATAAGGGGATGGCTGGGGCCAGTCGTAGACAAAGAACCGACTTCGGGTCTGGTTATCAAGGAGAAGATCAGGTTGGAGCCTTTGGCGGTATGGTGGGACTCGGAGCCACCCTCTATGCAGGTCGTGGCGCATACAGTGTTCGTGGAAACTTGATGATGGCTCGTGGCCACTGGCGTGGATACATGGACTTCTTCCATGGTACTCCGATTGCGAACAGAGCGAATATCTTGGCGGAAGGTCTTGTGCCCAATGCCAAGGACTGGGACAAGATCAAGCATCTGACTCCTACAGACCCTGCTCAGAAGGCTCTGTTCGCTCAAATTAGAGAGAAGGGAGAGAGGGTATTCTTCTCTGGTGAATCTTGGATTGCAAGAGCACATGCAAGTCAACAGGTAAAGCAGAACATTGGTCCTTTTATGGACAACATGCAAAAGGCCAAAGGTATGCTGGGTTATTTCCACCCTTCTGTTCATGGAGGAAAAGCAGAGGGAGCGATATTCAAGTTCCGCCTTCCGATGGAAGAGATCGCTTCTCAGACTGGCATCTTGGCTCAGTATGAAGCCATTACAGGGAGTGAAGGAGTTTCTAAGTTTCTCAAGGGATGGGGAGATGCATTTGCTTCTCATACAGGTCCTTCTATTGACCTATCAAGAGCAGGAGGGGTGGCTCCTGAACTCTTTAATGAGGTAATTCCGACAAGAGGAGGAGAGATTCTCTGGGGAGAGAAGGAGGTCCTAAGGGCTGCAGAAACCACAGGCTTTAAGCCCAATAAGGCAAAGGCTGCTGGAAGATTTGCTCTTGCAATGGCTCCAATAGTATTGGCAGGCTGGGGAGTGAACAAGATGTGGAATGCGATGCATACAGACGCGACTACAGACATGAAGAAGAAGATGTCCAGGAAGAATATTCAAGGACATGCTAATATGGATCCAAAGAGGCATATGAATATTTATGGCTAAAAAAGAAAACATTGGTCCTATCAAGGACAGAAGGTATAGAGAGGCTACGGTGAATAGGAGGAGCGCCTTTACGAGGGTATTGTGCGACCCCACATTCGTACCCATCTTCATCAAGAGAACACTGGACAGCAAACCAGCGGAACATTTATTGGATCCGTTCGGTTTTAGGAATGCATAATGATCCCACAAGAACTATGGACCGATAGGGCGCTCGAGTATGAGGGCGTAGGTAGAATGCAGAATGCAATGATGGCCCGTGCCACAGGCACAGGTCGGATTGGCCGGATGAGAGTTCGTCAAGGACTTTCGGCAGCTCGCAAAGGGTGGGCAACGATGGCAAACAAAGGTCAGGCCTGGGCGGCAGGAGAGTTCAGCGCCGGAGCTTGGCATGGAGCAGATGGTAAGAAGATCTCTCAACGAGCTCTGTGGAAATCTGATAGTCCTTCAGCAATGCTGCAAGAAGCGAAGTACACCAAGCCTGGTCAGCGGCGTGCCTTTGACAAATGGGGTAAGGGTGTAAATCCTGAGAAGTTCTTTGGAAGAGGAGCGGCTGGTCACCTGTTTAGGGGCGCTAGCAATACTGTCAAGAACACTGGCAGTGCCTTTGCGATGGGTGCACTCGGAGGCGGCTACGGGGCTCTTCTTGGGGGAATCTTTCTTCATGGCGGAGCCATGGGAATGTCAGGTAACAATGTAGCATCTCCATACGATGGATTCGTTCGAGGAGCTGTCCATACGGCAGCTGGATTCCTTGGATTCGATTTAGGTATGAGTGCAGGCGCGGCAGTCGGTGCGACATTAGGTTCGGTGCTTGGGCCCGCAGGTACCGTTATTGGTGCAGCAGTAGGCGGGCTCGCAGGCGCTATGGGCTTGGAAGCCGCGTCAGATGCTCCTTGGAAGATCGCAGAGATGGGATATGCGGCGACCAAACCGTTCGCTTCTCCTTTCCTAGATTCACAAAGAGCTGCTACAATGAGACAGAGGTCTATGAATATGATAAACCAGTCTGCCATGAATGCCAGAAGTGCATTGAGTATGGAAGCAGCTGGGTATCACCTATAAGAGGTTTAATATGTGGAATAAGATGAATGGTGCTTTGAATAGCGCAAATGCTTGGATGAGAGCTGCAGAGAACAGGAACGTCGCTCTTGGTCTTGCTGGCGCGGCAGCTATTCCTGCTCTTTATATGGGAGGAACTACCGGAGCGGGCATGGCGGCAGGTGGTTATTTCGGTGCAACTCGAGGAGGGGCTTTGGCAGGAGCGACATTTGGCCAGACCAGCTGGGGCAACAGGGCCATGCGAAGTGGTGGCATGATTGGAAAGACAAGCTTCTCGGGAAGAACTGCCACTAGAGTTGGTGGGGGATTGCTAGGAGCCGTCGGTGGAGGAATCGCTGGAGCAGCTCTCGGAGCTCTGTGGAATTAAGATGTGGAATACACTTAAAACTAATGCGGAGCCTATCATGCAGGCAGTGAAAGCAAACCCGATAAAGGCTCTTGGCTACAGTGCTGTGGGCCTTGGCTCTATCGCTGGTGTAACAGGGATAAATGCCTTGGCGTATGAGCATGCAGGTGGTTTCTGGGGCTTCGCAGGTACAGGAGGTATCGCTGGTGCAATCACCGGCTATGCCGGTGGTGGTGGTGTGCGAGGAGGTATCGCTGGAGGGATCGCAGGGGGACTCCTTACTGGGTTCACGGCAATGGGGTCTCACGCTCTTTGGTACTAAATGGCCTATTGTAAGTTCAGAAAAATAAAGAGAAGGACAAAGGATATACTGGACCCCATGGGGACCCGACTTCCTTTGACAAAGAGGCGTAGTCGTAACAGAAAAGCTCGCCTCATGTCTCACCTCAAAAGACTAAGTTTTCAAAAGAAATCAGCAGCGATGAAGCGAATCTACAACTCTCCGGAGTACAAGGCCTGGCGCAGGTCTGTCTTTGTCAGAGATAACTTCGCTTGTATCATGTGTGGCAGCGACGGATACGTTGAGGGACATCATATCCTTAGAAAATGGGACTACCCTGCATTGGTCTTCAACATGCATAACGGAGTCACTCTTTGTGGCCCGTCTACCAACAAGAAGTCCTGCCATGGCAAGGTCACGGGAAAAGAATACAAGTACATCACTAAGATCATGAGTAAGATGGGTGATCTTCAGAGAGCTCAGTTCAGACACATCTTAAAAAAGAAAGGAGTGAAACATGGACCGAGAAAGTAAGTATTATGTCTATGAGCTCTATTCAGAGAATGCTTAGATGGAAGGATTAACTCTTCACCCAGCATGCATCCGTTGTAAGAAGAAGAATACCCTCGAGAAGGATATTGTTCTGGAAGACGGGACCACGGTGTTCAAAGCCGGAGAGTTCCCCATCCAATGCAAAGGTATCCCTGCTGATTTCGGCCAGGTGGTAGACAAGGTCCTTGGTGACAAAAGAAGCTTCTTTGATAAGAATGAAGTTGAGATGCTTGAAGAAGGTCTCGACGCTACCAAGTGGGCAAAGAAGTGGTTGCTCGTTGATAAGGGTGGCTGGGAGCCGAGAGGTTGTACCCCACCCAACAAGCTTAAGTATGACCTTGATGACGATGCTGATATCTACCAAGAGATCATGCTCAAGTGTACTGCGAAGCGTAAGGTCTTCAGGATTGGACGACGTGGTGGAAAGACAGAGTCCATCTGTGTCAAGATGCTTCATCTCATTGACACCTGGCCTACGGGTCACTGTAAGATCCTTCTTGTCTGTCCTTTCAGATCACAGATCGATATTATCTACAAAAGACTCAATGAGTTGATCGCAGACTCTCCACGTCTGAAGAACCTCATCAAGCGCAAGGTCTCCAATCCATATCACGAGATCGAGTTTACCAATGGTTCCTACATCCGTGGCTTCTCAGCAGGCACCAACTCTGGTGCTAATGCTTCTTCCGTACGTGGACAGGGTGGTGACGTTATCGTTCTTGACGAGACGGACTACATGAACCCTGGAGATATCGACTCCATCGCAGCTATCCTGATGGACCACGAAGACACTCAGCTATGGGCCTCATCTACACCCACAGGTCGTAGGGACAAGTTCTATGAGTGGAGCTTCGACCCAGAATACAAGAACTTCCACTTCCCATCGATGGCGAACCCAAACTGGACCCACCGTATGGACCTTGAGTTCCGACGTACCCTTACCAAGGGCGGTTATATTCATGAGGTCCTTGCAGAGTTCGGAGACGACGATGCCGGAGTCTTCAGAAAGAAGGACATCGACTATGCCCTCAAGTGGGGCGGCAACTATGACTATGATGACAGCTACCATAGTCAGATCAATGCTCCAGGATGGGCCTATACGATCGGAGTGGACTGGAACCCGGTAAAGGGTACAGAGGTCATGGTCCTTGGTATTCATAGGTACACAAAAGAAGAGGCAGAGCTCGAAGGTGATTCTGCTCTTGAGGGAGAAGCATTCTTCAGGGTCGTTGACTCAAAGACCGTAGAAAGACAAGAGTTTACTGAAAGAGCGGCCAACCTGGAGATCATTCGTATGAATAGAAAGTGGGCACCGTTCGCTATCTATCTTGACTACGGTGGTGGTGGTGTCAATCACTTAGAGCAACTTAGAATCTTCTCTGCGACAAAGCCCGATGGAACTGCTGACGGTAGAATCAAACACATCACCAAGAGCATCAACTTCTCTGGAAACATCGAAGCTTACGACCCTTGGTCCAAGAAGAAGACCAAGAAGCGTGCGAAGCAGATGATGATTGAAAATGCTCAGCGAAAGTTTGAGCAGCACAAGATTCAGTTGACGCAAGCAGATCCCATTTTGACAAAGCAACTAGAGAACTATATTATCTCTCGTGTGACTCAGACCGGAATTCCGGTTTATGAAATGCAATCAGATGCGGTCGGAGACCACAAGCTTGATGCACTAGTTCTAGCATTGTTAGCAGTTCAGATGGAAGCGACCCAGTTCGGCAAGCCACGGCATGACGCAAAGATGCGTGTCGCTCCTGGTCTCGGACAGGACATAGAGACTTCCGTAATAGAAGAACTTGGCAAGGCTGGAGTCAGCACCAAGCAACAGTTGAAGCTGGAGTTAGCCCCACAGCCTCGTGCTGTCAACGAAATGATCACACCGCGAACGGTGGTAAGGAGGAGTGACCATACTCATCGGTTCGCAAACGATAGAGATCATGAAAAGGACTGGGACAGAAGATTATTAGCGCAACGCAAATCCAAGGTCAATAGAGGCAAGGGGTTTGGCAGGTTAAGAAATTCTCGAGGTCCACCAAGAAGATCGAACTTTTAAAGTTCCCTCGGCATCCTCTCTGCAGGTTTTCCTCCTCCTCCTTTTCCTGTGGAGAGGGTGCCACTTTATTCTTAGGAGAATCATGGCCTTAAAGCTATACGAATACAATGAGGACACCAATCAGTTTGATGAGATTACAGCGATCAATCCGATCTCAAGCTCACACAACGGTGTTGACGGAGAGACTGTAACTCAAAAGCTCTTCATCAGAAACGACGACCTAACCAAATGGTATTCTGGAATTACCATCCTACCTACATCTACGCCTGACGACCTGGTCAGTGCGGGTAACGTGGCGGGATGGGAGGTGAAGTTGCTCGGTGGAGACACTGCGCCCACAGAGGGACAGTGGACGAATCGAGTTTCTGGAACGGTCCTGCCAAGCACAGCGAACATGGCGACAGCCTCTCCTCGCATTCACTTCCTTCCACAAATAGGAACAGCGGTTGCACCAGATGATAACTACTATCCATTCTGGCTCCGCATCGTAGTTCCAGTAAATACAAGAAATAGAACAGAAAACGGAATCAGTCTTACGGTTGATGAAACGGAGAACGCAATCTAATGGTGAGCTACTCTGTCGTGGTAACCATAAACTCCGCTCTCTCTGCTGCCATCAAGCAGTTGAAGAGAAAAGATCTCAGAATCTTAAGGAGCAAAGGTCTGAGGAGTAAGTAATGATTAACTATGCTGTTCAGGTAACCATCCAAGGAGACTCCTCTCAGGAAGACCTGTCTTCCGGAGACAAGAAGGTCTTGCACTCTCGTCCGTCTTTTAATGGAGACAGGCCCATCGTTCCGCTGGATACTCTTGCCAGCCATGAGAAACCAGCCCAGCCACTCGGTACAACACCCACAGTAAGAGAGATACTTGAAGGCTATCGTGAAGTCGATCGAAGAAGCCAGGAGGCGCTTGATCTTCTGGAGAGAAGAAGCCAGGGTCTCATCATGCCCATTGACCCCGCTACGCAACCAGACTTGTTCAAGACAGTCAACAACCTCTTCGAGTCAAAGGAACCTATAGTAGAGGTGACCTATTCAATGTATAGAAAGATCGTAGAGTATGCTAAAGACCTGGGTCTTCTATTAGGAGCAGAGGCCTAATGTCACAACTAACACCCGCACAGATTCTTGAGTTGGAAAGAAGTGAAACAGATCGTCGTCAGGCACAGCTGCGAGAGCTATACCAAGAGATCTATCCTTTTCTTCTTGAGGACTTTGCACACAAAGAAGATGTAAGCACTGCAATCAAGAGACTGTCTGCAGGTCTTTCTACCCATTCACATGCAGTATCCGTAGCGGGAACCGCCGTTAAGCAGGAGGGCTTGACCACCTCAGTCATCTGGCTTGAGGGCTCTGTGTCTCTCTTGGAAGCGATTGCAACGAGTCTGATCAAGAGTGTCAGGGAAGGCATAGAGTTCTTCACTGCCAGAGTTGATTTTGAGGGAAAGGAAAAGAAGAAGCCTTTCAGTTTGGTGGATTAAATGGCAGCGCCACAAATTGTACTTGCTCAGATACAACAGGCAGGTGTTCTGGTAACCGCTTACGAAGAGTTCCTCTTTGGCAAGGTCCTTTCTGGATCTCTTCATGCAGAGCCTGCCCTTGATGCACTTCATACAAGAACCATTGTAAAGCACATGGAGGCTGCAACGGCCATCGGAACCGCCTTCAAAGAGGTAGAGAACAAAGACAAGACCGATCCTTTACAGGTCGTGGATACAGCGGAGAGAGATGCGGAAGAGGGAACAGACTCCGATCCGGTAATCGTCTCTCCTGCTGCAAGTCCCAATCCTGGAAAAGAGGATAGGCGTCCCAATATGGGGCTCGACTCTTGGGCAGGAGACATCTTTACTGGAGATACCGCTGAGGTTGAAAAGAAGCTTAGACAACTTTGGGCAAATTGTATTCCCTGTGATAGACCGACATTGGCTGGGGTCGATTGGGGAAACGTACTGGAGGCATTCGATCTAGACTGGAAGGCTCGTCTTCTTTGGTTGGATGAGCTATTTGATTTCCTTGGTCGTCTTGATGAGTTGATTGATCTTTGTGATGTGCTCAACTTCCTCAATGGCATGTGTGTTCCAGACATCATTGCAATGATAGGAGTGCTTAAGTTCTTGCTTTCCAATCTGGCAAACTCATTGAAGGATGTTTCTCTTGGAGACTTGCTTAATGGGCTGCTTGGGTCCATGCTTCAGCCATATACAAATATGCTTATGGCTATCTTGAGAAAATGGATGGGCCTTATCTTTCAGCCTATCGAATGTATTATAACCTCTCTGATCACTGAGATGGAAAAGATCCCAGGCACAGAGGGAGCAAGGCACTGCTTAAGAGAAGTCAATAAGTCCAACAAGAGGTTGGTACAGTCTACCCTTACTGGAGATACAAAGAAGTTTCAGGGCGGTCTGACAAAGCTAGATGACTGCACTGGATTAGGGTTGGCCTATACATCTACTCTCGGTTCGTTAGGTCAAAAGCTTCTAGAAGGCGAGGCTCTGGCGAGAGACAAGTTATTGTTAGTAGAGAAGTTTTTGAAAGAGATCCTTATTTCAGATTCACAGTCTTCGGGTTTCTTTCTTAAAATCACTTTGCAGATCAAGCATCTTCTTAGGTTGCTGGCTTTTATGGGCGCGTTCCTTATCGTAGCGGTAAACTCTGAGAACATAGATGAGTATTGCAATGGAAAGGATCTCAGCGAAGATGCGATTGAGTCTTTTGTCGCTGCGTTGAGTCCGTCTATGCCGGGTGATGTTACAGTAAAGAGAGACGCCGACGGTGCTCTTGCAGGATTTATCTGGGGTGGCCCAGACCTTGGCAGCAGCTCTGGTGGATCTGACAAGAACGCACAAGGGCAAGAGACACAAGAAGTGTTCTCTTCCTTTGCCAAGTGCACTAGAGGACATCAAAGCCTCGATCTAAGTCGTATGCAGGCTTGGATTCTAGAACAAGAGAAGGAGTTGTAAATGGCTTTTTGGGACGATTGGTTCAAAAGTACAGACGCTAAGAAGCAGAGATCCAAGACGATTAGGATCTCTCGTGTCCGCACATTGATAGACCCTACACTCAATTACCCCCAAGCTCTGGGCGGTGGTCGTTGGTCAGGCGATGGCTTCAACGTACCTGAATACAACTTCCTTGAGATAGGTCAGGCAGAAGACACAGAGTCTTATGTAATGCAGGCTCATCTAAAGAAGCTTGCACTGATGTTTAAGGAGGGCTTCGACTTCGTTGGTCAAGATGAGCAGTCTGTCCAGTATATCCTGAAGAGGATCTCTCAAATAGAAAGGGCCTGCTGTCATTCATTCTGGAATCTCCTTGTGGGTGTCGGTCATGACCTGATCAGATACTCCAACTCCTTCATGGTAAAGGTTCGCAAAGAATTCGATAACAAAGGCAGACCTGTCTCTGGAGGGCTGGTTCGAACAACTCCTGATGGAAAGAAACTTGAACCTATCGCTGCCTACTTCCGCCTCTCCCCTGAAACCGTAGAGATCAAAAGAAACAAGTCCAATGGAAAGGTAGAAAGATATCGTCAGGTAATGCCAGATGGATCCAAGAAGGAGTATCCAGCTCACGACGTCATTCACTTCCACTTCAATCGCAAAGGTCACTTTGACGTGGGGACTCCTTCAATCATTCCAGTACTAGATGATATCCGTGCTCTTCGTAGAATCGAACAGAACGTAGAGATCCTGGTCTACCAACACCTCTTCCCGCTATACCAATACACAGTCGGCACAGAGGACGCTCCCGCACAGGTCTATACAGACGGAGAGTCTGAGATTGACCTTGTACGCAAAGAGATTGAGATGCTCCCTGCAGAAGGAATGCTCGTAACTCCAGAGAGACATGAGATCAAGCCTGTCGGAGCAGAGGGCAGTGCTCTAAAGGTAGAGGGATACCTAGAGCACTTCAAGAAAAGAATTATTGCTGGACTAGGAGTTTCCGCTGTAGACTTCGGTGACGGAAACACTGCCAACAGAGCTACGGCAGATAATATGTCAAGGCTCTTAATCGACAATGTTAAGTTTTATCAACAGGTTCTCTCTGATCAGATCAAGACGTTTGTGTTAGATGAACTGTTATTGGAAAGCACCTTTGATGGCGACAAGCTATCTTTGGACAGAGCGGTACGTCACCGCTTCAATGAGATTGATACTGAACAACAGATCAAGGTAGATACGCATGCCTCCTTGATGTACCAGTCGAATGTCTGGACACTGAATGAGGCAAGAGAACGAATGAACAGGAATCCTCTTTCTCCTGGTGACGAGAGTGATCTTCACTTAGAGAAGGTTGAGAAGAGCATGCTTCAAGAGACCGCAAGGTTGGCTCCTTCTCCTGCAGCGGGGTCTTCTTCGGACGATCCTGCAAAGAAGGCTACGGCTACAAAGACCAGACCTTCTAATCAGCATGGGACCAAGAGTGGCCCAGAGAAGAAGCGTAGCTTTGTGGACATGGGGCTAGGTGAACAGTTCGACGAGATCAGAGACGACGTAATCTCTTTGATCAAGAGAGATGGAGATAGACTTAACCAAGGCTTGATTCGACAGACCATCCTTGCTGGAGCGACAGCTTCAAAACAAGAGTATAAGAGCAAGGTCTTTAACGCGATGGTCAGAGGAGCTAGAGCTGGTGGTCTTTCTCATAGCGATGCAGAGCAATTGGTCGGTAGGCGTATGACGCCTATGATCACACGGTTCGATTCAGACATAGATCGTCTTTATAGACAGGTCAGTCATCTGATTGGAAATCTAGTTTCACAAAGAGGAGACAAGTCTCCGGAGGTGAGGCTGGCATTCAACTCATTGAGGTACAGAACAAAGTTCATTGCTGCAACCGACATGCATCGTGCAGAGAACTTTGGAAAGGGTATCGCCATGAATGCTCTTGGGCACGAAGTCGCGATCTCAACACAGCACAGTGATGAGGATGATATCTGTAAGGAACGCCACGGACAGGAAATACAGCTCTTGGCTTTGGGAATCGATGAGGTTCCTCCCTACCATCCCATGTGCCAATGTGATCTCACCCCAAAGAGGACAGATGATTAACGAAGTTCTTCGAGAGCAAAAGAGGTTGGCTCAGCAAAGATATCGGGAGAATCACCCTGATAGAGTCAAGGCTCAGAAAGCGGCTTATTACGAAAAGAATAAAGAACGTGAACAAGAAAAACAGAAAAGATATCGAGATCTTACCAAAGAGGAAAGAAAGCTTTATGATCGTAAATATAGAGTTAAGAGTAAATATGGCCTTGATTGGGATAAGTATAAAGAATTGATTTCTTCTGGTTGTGAAATATGTGGATCTATGCCCGAAGAAACTATTATGCACCTTGATCACGATCACTTATCTGGTAAGATTCGGGGCCCTCTGTGTATCCATTGCAATACTGCTTTGGGATCATTCAAAGATGATATTGCTTTATTGAAAAAAGCAGTTCAGTACTTAGAGAAGCAAGATGCGTAAGCGCCTGAGTAGGAAATTGGAGAAAAAGAGAATGGATAAGTTTATTAGGTTCAGAGACTATATCGAGATCAAGCCAGTCAAGCTCACTGATGGTAGGCTCGCGCAGAAGTTTGCAGACAACCACCTTGGAGCAGGACAGTCCTTGGAGGTCCTTGCAGACCTGACATTCGCAGGACTGAAGACAAAGAACCGCGCTCTCTACCTGCCAGACGAAGTCGCCAGAGGAGTGAAGTCTTGGCTCAAGCCATACGGAAAGCCAATCCAGCTACACCATGAGGATCACTTAGATCCCATTGGCAGGATCATCGACGCCAGATACATCAACACCATGGACCAGGTCATGCACGCCAACGACTCTGTAAGGGACTACGTAAAGCTTAATGACTTTTGGAAGGTCAAGGACAAGGCTGCGGTCTTTGGAGAGATGCTAAGACTTTCCAAGGATGAGACCTATCAAGGTCTTGGCCGTATCCGTGGACACCTGAGAATCACTGATAGAGATGCAATTGAGAAATTGGCAGACGGAAGATACCTTACTGGTTCTGCTGGCTTCAGAGCGGCACATGCCTGGTGTTCTACCTGCATGATCAACGATGAACCGACCGACTGGGCAGACGATGGTCCTTGCGACCACTCTCCTGGTGAAGACTACAAGGGTCTTGAGTGTGTACTTATTCCTGGTGGAATCGCCTACGATGAGTACTCTTTCGTCAACCACCCAGCTCTCGTTCATTCTCAGGTCGTAGAGCTCGGAACTGCAGGGTTTGCGGACAAGCGCGTTGATATCAAGATGGATGACAAGGAAATCCCTAAAGGATTCTATGAGCTTTTTGTTCGTAATAAGGATGAAAATGGGGATGTGTCTGTTATTAATATAGAGGACGAGGAAGACAATAATATCCTCGACTTCCAAACAAGATTTACCGACATGCTGATGCTTCTAGACAAGAAGACAGAATCGGCAGAGGATATCGATCCGACAATTAAGGATCCAGAACAGAGGGAGACAAATATGCTAAGCCTCATGAACATTACCAAGGACACAGCGACTAACTATGCAACGCTGGTCGAACACCTACCAGAGGACGCAAAGCTGACTGATGAGAAGTTAGCTGAGCTAGATGACTCCGCCTTCATTGGCGTAGGTAGAACATTCCCAGTGCCAGACGCTGCTCACGCAGAAGCCGTGAGAAAGGTCCTTGACCAGGTTGAGGAGGGAGAGGGGCTAAAGACCCTGCTTCTTTCTGAGCTTGACAAGGCTGAGAAGAAGTTTGATGATTCTCAGGGAAATACAGATACTTCCGATGACGCAGGAGTTATTGGAGAGGGAGATGGGGAAACTGACCCCGTCACCAAGCTACAGGATGAGATTGAAGATCTAAAGGTTAAGCTTTCTGAGAAAGATCAGATGGTTGAGCTACTTCGTAGAAACCTCACCTCCGTAGAAGACGAGCTTAACCGAGCCAACGAGGCAGCTCTTGAGTTTAACAAGAGAGCTCATGATCTCGTGGCCGAGAAGATCGTTGACAAGAAGGTCGCTCTCGGAGAGACTGTTGAAGACAGAGATACCGTGATTAAGGATTTTGCATCCAGAACATGGGAGTCACTGTCTGACACGCTAAAGGATCTGGAAGGAAGAACCTCCACTCCTGGTCTTGCCAGAGACACTGTAGAAGATGCAATCGTCGACGATCCGACGAACGAGACTGAGGCTGACCTCACCAAGTTCGCAGCAATCGTTGAACAATACAAGGATCATAAGCTCTATAAGGGCGCAGCCTGGGCCGAAATGTGGCTCCAGAACGTCAAGCATCAGGGACTTTTCCCAGCTGACGCAAAGATCCAATAATTAGGAGAATCTAAGAAATGGTTAGACTCTATACACCAATCCACAGAAGGTATTCAGACCAGGGAATTATTGTCCCGAACGTTGAGCTATCAGAGGGCATTCGTCCCTTTATCGGCACAGAGGTAGCCCCGTACCTTCCAGTACAGCAGCTAGAAGAGTATCATGGCGATCACTACTCTATCCTAACGGGTAAGGCAGTTTCCATGGACAGCTTGGGCTTCGTAACCCTGGCAGGACTCAGACTACAGATGGACGCAGTCCGTGACGACCCAGAGTATGCAAACGGTGCAGCCGGCAGCCTTGACTTCGGTGTTGCAGACGCTGATGGAATCATCGCAGGCGGCGCACTTACCCTGTATGACGCAACTGACGTTGCTCAGGCAGTTTGGGATGCGCGTGGCGCAGCAGCCGTGGCTAACGAGCCTGTCATCTGGGCATTCCTCAGAGACACGCTAGGCAACTGTCCAATGGACTTCGGAGCAGGCGACAACACGACTGCATTCAATCCAGCAGGCGTTGTTGACCCGTCCGGCACAATCGTCAACACTGACGTTTACAACTTCGAGTTCGTAGACTCAGTCACCGTCGGTTATCCACAGGGTGTCGCACCTTACTCATACTACAGAAGCTCTCGTAACTTGACGGCAGCAACTGCAGCAGCAGTAGGTCTGACCAGACCTTTCGGTGCCAACGTGAACTTCTCTGTCTTCAGCCCAACCGGTCTGAGGCAGCACAACTACAACAAGCAGGGTCGTGTTGCGATCCTTTGTGACTATGCATGTGAGTACCCTTGGGTCACCACAGCAGCTAACGTTCTCATTGAGGGCATGGCAGTATTCCAGGGAGCTCTTCAGGCTGACGCTGGTGTAGGTCCTCGCCCTGGTGACTTTGTCACCATCAATGCAGCTTCCAACCTAGTCCTAGAAGGACGTGTTGGTGGCAACGCAAACAACAATGGTGGATGGGAGCAGGCTCCAGTAGTCGAGGGTCTTGATCTTGGAAACGGTGACGCAGGTCTCGTAGCCAACCAGAGAGCTCTTGAGAATAGGCTGGGACGCTTCGCTGGCTACCGCATGGGACAGCTACTAAGAGTACAGGATGCTCATGTTGATACCGCATATCTGACGCGAGTTAGGTCTAGGTTTGAAGACAACGGCGGATTCGCCGGAGCAACGTCCGACTTTACGGACATTGACAGACTGCCAGGTACGGCGACGGGCGGACAGCCTTGGAACGTATGGGCAGCAGGACGCACAGACGCGGCTCCAGCAGAGACTGGAAGCGTAATCGTTAACTTGATTTCTCGCTAAAAAGAGGAGAATCAGATAGGAGATACAAATGCCAAAGGGTAAGAGCTTTAAGGATGATTTCAGAGGCTACGAATATATGTGGAGGCATCAGGGTAAGTGCCTTGATGGTGACAAGCTTTCTTTCGAGGATGCATTGGCCACACCAGAAGCCGGATACTTTATTCCTCGTGTAATCACAAACGCAATTCAAGAAGCAGTGGAGCCGCTGCTAATCGGTCCTAGCCTTCTAACTAGGCTACAGTTCCAGCCTGGAACGTTCATCAACCTTCCGATCATGGGAGCACTTGACGGTGACTTCGATATGGGTGAGGAAGAAGAATACCAGGAGATCAGGGTCACGTTAGGCCCAGGAACGGCAATCACCAGCGTCGGAAAGACCGGTGTAGCCGTTAAGTTCTCTGAGGAAATTCTTCGTTACTCGTCATTCGACGTAGTCACGATGCACACCAGTGCAGCAGGCAAGGCGCTAGCCAGATATAAGGAGCGCAAAATCTTTGAGCTTCTTCTCAATGAGGGCACTGTCACTCACGACAACGCCGCTCCTGCGACTGCGCAGTTCGGTACAACTACCGGACGTAACTTGGTCGGAGCAGCTAACGGCTCTGTTAGAATGGAGGACCTCTTCGAGGCTTACTCTGTACTAGTGGCCAATGGTTTCATTCCCAACCTGCTTATCGTTCACCCACTCACCTGGCTGATGTTTGTACAGGACCCAGTCCTGAGAGCATTCGCACTACAGAATGGTGGTGGAGCGATGTTCCAGGGATGGACAGGCAATCCTGGCAACATGGACTTCCCGTCTCAGTTTGGCGGACAGGGCGCTGCAGGCGGTAACTATCTGGTTCCGTCTCACGCTGGTCAGCACGCTGGTGCACAGGATGTTCCATCCGCACTGACGAACTACTCTCAGAACCTAACCAGCGCTCCACAGCTACCTGGTTACTTCGGGTTCCCAATGAGTGTTCTAGTCAGCCCGTTCATGGCATTCAACACCGCAAACAACACGACTGACATCATCATGGCGTCAGCTGACGAGCTTGGTTACTTCATTGAAGACCATGGCTTGGTGGTTGAGGACTGGACCGACCCAAGGAACGATATCCTTAAGGTCAAGATGAAGGAACGTTACAGCTTGGCTGTTAAGAATGAGGGTCTTGGTATCGCCGTACTAAGAAACGTTGAGGTTACACCTAACGAGATCGTTCTGCCTGCTCAGGCTCACATTGATGTTGGTGGTGCTATTGACGCGATCAACCGTGGCGTAGCGATCTAATAACATCGCACTGACCTTATCGGTTAGTACATAGGAGATAACAATGCCAGATTGGAGCAAGGAAGCACTTGTAAATAGAGGATGGTCACAGACTGTTCTTCCGCCAGGAAACTGGTCCGGAATTTCAGGCGTGTGGACTGAGTCTTACGACGATGTCGCGAACCTATTCCGTCTTCGTAGAGGCCTTGATGCAGCAGTGACAGAATTTGTCATCTGCGCACCAATGGAGGGAAGATCCAGACTTGGATCAGACGCCGCTACAAGCAAGGGATTAAGGTTGGTAAGTGTGGAACTCAACTATGAGGTAAGAACTGCAGATCTTCAAAATGTGACTGTTCTTCCTCTCAGGTATACACCACCTGCTAATGGTGTAGTCGCAGCCTCTACAGCAATCGTGGGAGCATATGATGCAGCCCATGACCTTGCAGCAGAGAGAGGGTTGGATACCGCCAATCCTGAATTGCATACTCTGCTATTCACTCTGACGACAGCAGATTACTTTGACGCTGACGAAGCGCTCTTGGTAAGGGTGGCTGTTGATGGCGATGCAGGCGCAGCGGGCATCTTCGACTGGAGAAGCCTTGTCCTTCATTGGGACGCAGGAGCATAAACAATGGCAGATATTACTACCAAGGTTGCTGGTGCAGCGTTTGATCTCGCTGGAACAGACACTGGAGAAGCAGCACAATTAGACATTCTTGATGCGGCAGCATCGATGGTTGCAGCACAGGTGGAAGCAGCTCTTGCTGAGCTTTCCACTCCTGTTACACTCAGTGCAGCTGCAGAGGGTGGCGATGCTATAGTCGTGACTCTGGCAGGCCCTGCTCACGCAGCACAGTACTTTGCACAGGTTTACGATGCAGCTGGTCTCGAAGCTCTCGTTGGCGTATGGACTATCACAATCGGTGGTGGCGCGTCAGCAGTCTCGACAAACGTAAAGCCTGGCGTCGTATTCACCTCAAGCGCAGGTGGAGCAGCCACGCTGACTGTCACAGACGTTGCAACAGGAACAGGAGCGACTGTTTATCTCGAAGTAAGACCGGCAAGCGTACAGGCCGGATCAAAAGCAGGACCAGCAGCGCTGATCCCACTTACCTTCGCGGTATAAAATTACACGGATTGACTGAACTATAGAATTTGGTTATTCTCTCGGAGGAGGAGAGAATGGGTACAATTGTCACTAGAGTAGTTGGTGGTGTCTCTATTAGAGCCGGCTCTGACGTTATCCTGGATTCAGGAGAAGACGTTGGATCCGTATCTAGAGGCTTCCTTGCTCTAACTGAAAATTTACAAGTATCAGATTCAGTCACAGTAGACACAGTGCAGTTCTTGGGGGGTGGCTCTAGCCCCTATAGACAATCAGTTCCTGATAGCTGCAACAGCATTGGGAACCGTAGCGAACTTAGCTGCAGCCATAACCTCGGCGTCTTTCTCGATGGCATTGTAATTGACCTAAGAGATTAGAACACATACCATGTCCGTAAAGGAGAATGGTATGAGAATTAGACTAGGATCGAGCTTTATGTGGAGTCTCCCAAGTTGGGAGAGGGATGAGTGTCTTAACAAATCTCAGCCCTTACGAGATATAGAGTTCGATGAACTCTCTGAGGAAGAGAAAGCAATAGTTGCAATGAGTCTCAAGGCTGGCACCATAACTGATGCCACAAATGAGGATGGCTCTGGGCTTGGTCAGCTAGGTGAATCAGAGGAAGCCATCCAGAGTTATCTAGAGCTCTCTGTTCCCAAGTTTCGTAAGCAGGTCGTCAAGAACATCCAACCAGAGCAGATCGCTCTTGTAGACAATCTAATCAAAGCAATCAAGGCTTCTTCTCATCCAGGGAAGAGGCCTTTGTTGCAAATGCTTCTCCCGTTAAAAAAGGGTATGATAAGTCCTAAGGATCCGTTTATTGGTGATATAGGAGTTGACTCTAAGTGGGCAACACTCGAAAAGATCGAGATTGAGGAGCCCACGAAGTCCATGGACGCAGGCAAGCTTATAACTAAGTTCGAGACCTGGGCGAAGGACAATAACAAAGAGCTTGGTGAATCAGAATTCACAGAGTTCATGGAGACATTATAAATGGCAGACATAACAGTAACTACCACCTTGGATGCAGTTCTTTACCAAGGCGCTCTGCTAGCTCAGAACGGACAGATGCCAATAGTGGGTTACAACCCTGAGGTTACTTTCTTCAACGCAGATTTGGTTGAGGTCGTAGAAGAGTGGGAGCGCCAAGAGTTCAACGTCGGTGGTCTCTTCAGACGAGATACATATAGAAATGCCGCAGGCGATATCGTAAGAGTTTCAGGTTGGCGAATCGAGAACCCTCCTGTAATCAGTGTGACAGCTCCGATTACCGGACAGATCAATGGCGGCAATGTGGCTCTTACATTGACAGGGACAAACTTTGGAGTCCTTGTTCCTCAGATACAGGTCCACCTGTTGTTCAGACCCTCTTACAAAAAGGGCTCTGTTCAGAGAAGGGGTGGCGGACTCAACAGAATTGCAGCAACTGTGCTCACCGTAGCGGACACTTCCATTACAGCTACCCTAAATCTCAATGAGGAATATAGGGGTGCTCAGATGTTCGATAATCAGGTCGCCTCAATAGTTGTACAAAGACTAGATCGTGGACTTGAGAGTGATCCCATCAACTTCACTCTGACCGGTAGTCCGGACCCGGAGGCATAAGAGATGGCAGATTCAAAGAATATCCCAACCAAGCTAGGTATTGATCCAAGACGAATTGATATAGAAGTCGGTTCTGATATTGAGATCGGCGCAGTTGAGATCAAGAACGCGACGACTGATGTAAGAGCAATCGTCTCAGGCGCAGGTTCTTTACATGTACTGGAAGACAACTCTGCTGCAATCGAGCTTGTCTTAGGAACAATCGATACAGACACAGGAAACATCGTAACTGCTGTTCAGCTATTGGACAATGTAGTCGGTGTAGAGGGTGCGGGTATGGTTACGAGTGGCAACGCCCTCATCCTGGATGATGGTGCCAATGCCATTCTTGCACAAGCGAACGCAGCAGGAGACCTGAAGATCACCTTGGGCGGTGAGGTTGTCAACGTTCTTCTTGCCAACACGAACGACGACGATAGCGTTGCGTTTGCTTCGAATGATACCTTGGTCATTTCCAAGATGTATGGTTCTAACGGTGCGGACTGGGAGCGTTTGGTCACAGACGGCTCAGGAACGCTTACGGTGGTAGAGGACAACTCTACTGCAATTCTAGCCGATACTGCAGCCATCCAGACTGCCGTTGAGATCATGGACGATTGGGATGAGTCTGACAGGGCCAAGGTCAACCTTATCGTAGGCCAGGCAGGCATTGCCGCAGGCACTGGTCCAGACGGAACAACTGTTCCTCGGGTCACACTAGCAACTAACGTTGGCCTTCCCCAAGGAGGCAGTGTCATAGGTGGTGTCTTTGGAGCCGCAGCAGAGGATGCAGCGGCTTCTGGTGCGCCTGTTCTTTCTGGAGGTCGCTATGACCTTGTAGCACGTACCCTCGACACAGGTGACGTAGGAGCTATCGCTCTATCCACTGCAGGTCACGTCCTTACCCAAGCAGATGGGTATGACTCTGGAACGGACTCCAACAAGAGCTTTGAAGTCAACCCGCTCTCAGAGCATCATGTAGAGGAGACTGTTGTCGACGTAACCAATGCAGCAGATGGCGGAGGGGCAGTTCCTGGTGGAGACTTTGGATACTACTTTGATATGGATGGGTTTAGAAATTTTGGACTTCAACTTGAGTTGAATTGCGCTGGAGGTACGGTTACCGCAACTGTTGAAGCGACCCTTCAAGATGACGGAACCGCCGCAGCAAGCTGTGCATATGTCGATGTGACCAACGACTGGTTTGGGGCTGCAAGTCTTGTAGCTGCCGCAGGTTCGGCATCAGCTATTTGGATTATGGATACCGTCTGTGCTGTGAAGTATGTTCGTCTTAGGATCGACGCTAACACCGGCGGCAACTCCGGTGATTGGGCAGTGTACCTCAAGAAGTTGTATTAAGGAGAAAAGAATGGCAAAAGCAATCAAAGAAGCTTTAGAGCTAAGAGAGTTAGATGACTTGAAGTCGAAGGAAGTATCAGCAAGCTCTCCAAAGCTTCCCAACCTGACAAAAGGAAAGGTGAATGCAGCTCTTGATCTGCTTCGGGATCCTGTTGCAAACGGAGGTCTTCTTAGGATCTCTCGTGAAGTAGGTCTTCATTCTTCGCAGGTAAAAGAAATCTATCGTGCAATGCAGGCTCGCATTGGAGAGCTATCCAAGGAGAAGTAAGTGTACCCAAGACTCCCAGCAGAAGGTATCCTGTTCAGGGAGCTCTTCGACTCCTACGATTCTGTCGCAAGGAACAGCGGGACCATTGCGGGCAACACAACCATAGTGGGCGGAGGGGCCATCTTCGACGGCGCTTCCGGCAGCATCAGCTATCCCTCCCATTCGACGATAGACGACATCTTCGACGGAGGCGGCACCGTGGAGGTGCTCCTCAACGTCACCTCTGATGGTGAGGACAGCTTTGGAAGGGTCTACGACAAGGGCCCCGTCTTTGTGTTTGTATTTGGAGAGGCCGGTGGCTTCACCCGCTTTGGATTCCTCATGAACTGGAGCGGGGCGAACGGGAGCTGGGCCTCCGCTGTAGGGGCCCTGACCCTGGGCGTCTTGCACCATCTCGTCATCACGTACGACAGCGACAATCCGGCCAACGACCCGATCTTCTATCTGGATGGTGCGCCGATCACCGTGTCCGAGGCCGGAACTCCCACCGGAACCAGATCCACCGACGCCGCCGACCCCCTGTACATCGGGAACAGAGCGGCTGACGACAGGACCTTCGATGGCACCATTCACGAGACGCATTTCTACGACCGCATCCTGACCGCCGCCGAGGTTGCTGACAGGTTCGCCGCCACGACGTTCAGCGAGATCGATTCGGCACAGGCCATCATCCACCTGCCGCTGGAGACGAACTAC